GAAATGATGAAAGCAAGAGGAGAAACAAAATGACATTCCAAGAACAAATTGAGGCACTGCCCGAAGCGGAGCGGACTAAATTCTTTAGAGGACTTATGGCGGTAGCCGAAGCAGGACGACAGGTAGGTGTACCGCCCGAAGAGTTAGCCAAGATGTACGCCAACACATACAACGAAGTGGAGAAGAACGCATGAAAGACGAAGACGATGACATCCAAGTTTACCAACGCCCTTGGGTGGGGCTGACGTTTGCAGAAATATGCGATGCCGAAGTGGTTGCAACGGATGAATTTAATAATTTCTCAGAACTGAAATTCGCCCGCGCCATAGAAGCCAAACTCAAGGAGAAGAACACATGATACCGATAGCATGGTACGACCCAACTAACGGCGCGGTCAGTATAGACAAAGACAGCCCTTTGTTTACACCGCTTGGTCAGGTTTTGCCTTTGTATCCAGAGCGTGAGTGGGTAGGGCTGACTCAGGCGCAATTCTTGGAAGCCACACGGCTTGCTGAGAATGGTAATTATTTAGTTGCATTTGTTCGCATCCAAGATTGGCTAAAGGAACAGAACACATGAAAGGTAACGGCTACGAAAATCACTATCGTTCCATAGCTCCCCCAAAGGAAGGTCTGCGGGTTCAAGGGTCAAACTTAACCAAGCTTGCAAGAAACAAATCAAAGTTATCGTTTAACTGCGACCACTGCGGTTTGGCATACGAGACGTATGCTTGTTGGGCAAAGCGTTACTCAAATCACTACTGTTCGAGGGCTTGCGCTAGCGCGGCAAAGGTCATTAGATTCCCAAAAGATTGCGTGATATGCGGAACTGAGATGCTGATAACGCCATCAAATTACCCAAAGGTGTTTACTTGCTCAACGCCTTGTATGCGCAGGAAGCGGGTAACAAACAACGTCGGCATACGTACTTCTCCTGATTACATGGCTATCGCTAAACGTCTAAAAAAAGACGCATTATGCAAGTCATGCGGAACAACCAACGGCCCGTGGGCAGTACGAGGGGTCAGATTGTGGGTTGAAGATGGTCTTGCTTGCGCGGATGGTAGCGAAGCTTATTTGGTGTGTAGGCACTGCCACCTAAAGTCAGTGGCTCCCCTATCAACTGCTTCAGCTTACATGTCAGATCGGTTTAAATACTACAAGGAGAAGAACGCATGAAACTAGCAGCAGGTAACCCGAACCTAATGAAGAAGATAGAACCCCTAGCGCAGCCGCGCACTTTCAATCACATGAAAGATGGGCAAATATATACACCGCCGAAGCCCGAGCCTATTCGTGCCGGTGCGATGGACGCGTTCAAACTTCCGAGCCGTGGGTATAAAACCTAAAGGAACATCATGCTTACACAATACCAACAAACAAGGTTGAAAGACCTAGTGCGCCCGAAGATGGGCGGGGCTTATCAGGGGACGGTAAACATCAGACTTAACGAGTTTATAGATAACTTACGCACACAGTACCCTGAACATTTCCACGAGAGTACTGACTCATTACGCAAGCGGGTATTTTTTGACGAGCCAGTGCGATTAGCTGGACATTCAGGATTACCTATGGCGGGTTTTATCCGACCGATTAAGGGGTGGCGCAATGAGTGTATCTAAGCATCCACTGATACGTAGATTGCTACATCAGTACCACGATGGACTTACCTCTATTGAGATATCTGAGCGACTCGAACTGAAACCTGACTCCGTCAGGAACGCTTTGGGGGAGATGCCTGATACATACATTGATAGGTGGACTCCAGTATCCAATGAGCCGCCCCATGCAGTGTGGTGCGCTGTTGTACCGCCCGAAGATTGCCCTAGACCAAAAAAGAAAGTAAAGAAAGTAAAGCCATGACGCCCGAAGGAAAAGTTAAAGAGGCTATTAAGAAGATTCTTAAAGCACACGATGCCTACTTCACCATGCCCATTGGCACGGGTTTTGGGAGCGCAGGTGTACCTGACTTTGTTATCTGCCATAAGGGAGTATTCATTGGTGTGGAGGCTAAGTCAGGCACAAACAAGCCTACCGCGCTACAACTCGAACACATAGACAGGATTCGTAAGCGAGGGGGTCACGCATTCGTGGTTAATGAAGATAACTACGGTGAACTAAATGAATTGTTAAGGGGGCTTGAATGACCGATGAAGAAGACCAAAGTAATAGGCGTGATTTACACGCAGGATTTGCCATGATTGGATTGATTATGAGGGGACAAGACCCTTTTAAGATTCCAGCTATGGCTTATGAACTTGCAGACTTAATGCAAGACGCGCGGGAGCAGCATAGGGCTGAATCCGCAACAGTGAAACGCCAAACCAAAAAGGAGAAGGCAAATGAGTAAAGAGAGTAACTTAACACGTGTGAAAAAGGCTTTGATTAAATCGCCAAACATCACAGCGGACGTAATCGCCAGTCAAGTTGGTGTGTCTAAGGTGTACGCATATAACCTATTGTCAAACGCACGTAAAAAGTTGGGTATGAATAAGCAACGTGATGGGACATGGAAGTTCAAAATACGTTTGCAGGGTAGCCGCCCCGAAAGTTTTGAGACCGTATCTGTAACTACTAGCGGACAATCAATCTTAGCTGGCGGCCCGACAGAGGCAGAACTAAACGCTACCGACAACATCAACCCTGCCCACTATAAGGTAGGCGGTATCGAGACTATTGACTTCATTGAAGCCAAGCTGACAGCAGAAGAGTACCGTGGCTACCTACGTGGGAATGTACTTAAATATACGTCACGTGCCGACCACAAAGGCGACCGCTTGGAGAACCTCAAGAAAGCACAGTGGTATCTCAACCGCGAGATTGAAAAGTCAGGTAAGTAAAACTTCAAGATAGCGTTCCATTACCACGTGGGACGCTATCTTGATACCAGTTCTTTAATTTTTGGAGATTAGGCAATGCAAATAGGAACAGAAATTTTGATTGAGCGCATGAACACTCACCCCGAAGAGTTTGAGAATGGTGTGCTTTCCAAATGGGCAAGAATAATGGAATTGACCGAGTGTTTACCCAACGAAGACAAGGCAGCTATTAAAGATGCTTACAACAAAGCAAAGATGGATTTCTTCAATGGAGAAGTTCTTGCAACATTAGCGGGCGAACGCGAACTGTTAAAGGTAACAGAGGGTACTAATACTGGTAGGCTTACAGGCAATACTCTTAACACAGGATGGTTAGACGAACATCCGCAGAACAAAGCGGAGTATGCCGCGCAACAACAAATGGCGATGAGTGACAGGGCGAGGAACGCCATGCAAAACCCCTATCCAAGCGGCGGCTTAGTAGGCAAAGGCAACGGCATTTGGAGTGCATTGTTTTGAATCTAATCACACTCGATTTTGAGTCGTACTACGATGGTAAGAAACGACTCGGCTTTAAGACGCAGACAACGGAAGAGTACGTTCGGGACTCGCGTTTTGAAGTCATAGGCGTTGGAGTAAAGGTCAATGACGGCGCGGAGACGTGGTTCTCGGGTTCCGCTAAGGAAATCTCTGACCACCTTAACTCCTATGACTGGGCGGGATCGGCGCTTCTCTGTCATAACACGCTGTTCGATGGATGTATTCTTAGCTGGCGGTTCGGTATCAAACCCGCGTACCTGCTTGACACCTTGAGCATGGCTAGGGCAATACACGGCGTCGAGGCTGGCGGTTCGCTTGCCAAGTTAGCCGAGCGTTACAACCTTGGTAAGAAGGGCGATGAAGTAGTTGCCGCTGAAGGCAAACGCCTCAAAGATTTCGCCCCTGATGAGTTAGCGAAGTACGGCGAGTATTGCAAGAATGACGTAGACCTTACCTTTAAGTTGTTCCAAGAATTGTCGAGCGAGTTCCCGCAAGCCGAACTTGACCTGATTGACATGACCCTGCGTATGTTCACCGAGCCTGTCTTTGAGGTTGACGATGCGCTGTTGATCGAACGACTAGAGGAAGTGCAGCAAGAGAAGCAAGGCGTACTGCGCGGCTTGATGGGGCGGATGGAGTGCGACACCGAGGAAGCAGTGCGTAAGAAACTCGCTAGTAACAAGCAGTTCGCTGCGGTGCTGGAGGAGAACGGCGTCAAATGCCCAATGAAACCAAGCAAAACTACAGGGAAGCAAACCTATGCACTGGCTAAGAACGATGAGGGTTTTTTGGCGCTTACTGAGCATGAAGACCCATATATACAGCAACTATGCTCTGTTCGACTGGGTACCAAATCCACTATCGAAGAGTCACGAGTCCAAAGATTCATTGACATCGGAAAGCGCAACAAGGGGCGGCTACCGATACCTCTCAAATACTACGGTGCGCACACAGGGCGTTGGGCAGGGATGGATAAAGTCAACTTCCAAAACCTCCCTAGTCGAGATAAAAAGAAAAAGGCTCTCAAGAACTCGGTGGTTGCGCCCGATGGTTACGTTGTCATCAACTGCGACTCGTCTCAGATTGAAGCGCGTATCCTCGTTTGGCTGGCAGGACAGAATGATGTTATCGAGCAGTTTCGCAAGGGCGAGGATGTCTACTCAGTATTTGCAACCAAAATATATGATCGCCCCATCAGTAAAGCAAACCCAGTCGAACGATTCGTAGGCAAGACCTGCATCTTGGGGCTAGGCTACGGTACTGGCGCAATAAAACTTCAGCACACGCTCAAGACAAGCCCGCCGGGAGCTATCGTTACTGAGGACGAAGCTAAAGAGTTTGTTAATACATACCGTGACAGCAACGATAAGGTGATTGACCTTTGGAAAGATGGTGACAAAGCAATCAAAGACCTAGCAAACTGGGGCAAGACCAAGCCATTTTGGTATGGGAAGAACAAGTGCCTGATGGTAACGAAGGAAGGCATACGGTTGCCCAACGGTTTGTATATACGATACCCCGACCTCAAACTAGACACTGAAGAATCTAAAAGCCAATACATATACGCTTCTCGTAAGGGCCCTGTAAGTCTGTGGGGTGGTGCGCTGGTAGAGAACGTGGTGCAAGCCTTGGCGCGAATTGTTGTTGGGCAGCAGATGATCGAGATACATAAACGCTACCCTGTTAAGCTGACCGTCCATGATGCGGCGGTTGTCGTAGTCAGGGAAGAGGAGCAAACTGAGGCTCTTGCATATATCGTCGAGCGCATGTCTACGCCACCTGACTGGGCTAAGGGTTTACCCGTAGCCTGTGAAGCCAATGTCGGAAAAAGCTATGGTGATTGCTAATGCGAGTCCTGTGGAAGTACATCAACACACAGACACGCGATGTTCACTTCTCGTGGGAACGCTGGAGTCATAGAGATGGTTTTTGGGAATTTAGATTGCCGCCCGAAGAAAAAAAAGTTGCACAAACGCCAAAACAAGCTGTAGAATAAGTAAAATTAAACTGGACACACAATGAGTTTCACTTGGTCATATTCGGCTCTAAAAGATTACGTGAACTGCCCTCGGCAGTACAACGAAGTCAAGATTCTGAAGAACTACGTTAAGAAGACCACGCATCAGATGACCTTTGGCACTGAGGTGCATAAGGCTTGTGAG